CCCAGATAATACGGGATTTGGCTGGTTAGCAGCTCACCTGGGGCTCCAAGCAGCTCTCCAATAAACTCTCCTATCGACTCCAGAACTGCTAAGAACATAGCCAGAAGTAGCAAACCTGTGAAGACTACAGCGCCGATGATCGTTGCTGCAATGATGCCTAATGCAATTGTCTCAATCATGTTGGTCTCCATTAACCTAATACTGCAAGCTTGTTCCATGAGCGGAGAAACTCATTCTCACTTGCCCATTTCTTAGCTTCTTGAAAATCCATGTAGGGAGAAAACTGAGTCCATTCCAGGTAGTTGTCTCTTTCAGCTAATACATCAGGGCAGAACGCCCATGATCCCATTCCTCTTGGATTTTTACCATGAACCATTTTGTAGTAGTCAAGAGTGAATGATGCCTTTTTTGATTTAGGTGCATCGTGCATTTTATACATTCTCATGTTGGTCTCCTATTAACTTCTATAGTAGATATAAGGTATCATGTGCACTTTGTACACTACTATTTGCACAATTTTGAAAAAGAGTAACAAAATTACCCTCTCTGCAGATCATAGTACACAAGTATTTTTAGGTACTTGGATAGGTTATAATCAGGAATTGAGCAAGGTCTGTAGCCCACATCTACAGTTGATCAACTTCAAGTAGCTTCACGGGGTGGGGTAGAGATACCTCACTTCATGCTGTTTGAAGCACACAGTTGTGTACAAAACGAGTCGTTTCCTTGAGCGATCTGTTGTGATACAGTCGCGTGCATGGTTTCATCGCCGTTTGACGAACCCGTGTTCAACGAAGTGTGTCGCCGTTTGGCTCGCGGAGAGCCGTTCGCTTCCATCACGTTGGAAGAAAACATGCCAACTTATGATGTTCTGCATACCTGGATCAAGGAAGATTCGCATCGCGAACAACGCTACGTTCAAGCGCGCCTGGAATACGCTGATTCGTTAGCAGAGCAGATTGTGATCATCGCGGATAGTCCGCATAACATCAATCCAGAGTACAACATGTGGTCTAAGCTACGCATCGATGCGCGTAAGTGGACAGCCGCAAAGCTACGCCCGAATCGATGGGGTGATCGAGTCATCAACGAACACAGCGGCCTAAATGGCGCGCCGATCCTCAACGAAGTGCGCTACGTGATCCACGACGTCACGCCCCGCGAGGCGCCGCGCACCATCGATCACGACGCGTCGCCCGACGTGCCCGACGCGCTCGTGGTCGCGAACCCCCGCCCCCCACCCCCATGAGCGTTTTCCACATCTAGCCTCAGGATCTGACAGCTGTGAATAATAGTACACTAACATTTAAACTGGCTAGGCCCTTCCAACCACTGCTGGCACCACGAAGGTTCAAAGGGGCTAAAGGTGGTCGTGGTAGTGGTAAAAGTCACTTCTTCGCTGGTCAGATGTTGTCACGATGCGTAGGAAAAAGAACGCGCGCGCTGTGCGTGCGTGAGGTGCAAACTTCCATCAAGGATTCAGTCCACGCTCTACTCACACTCATGATAGACGAGATGAAACTGCCTGGGTTTACGGTCACAGAAGTTGACATCAAACACGACAATGGCAGCTACATCGCGTTCCGTGGTATGAAAGATCACACATCAGATGCTATCAAGTCCATGGAAGGGTTTGATATAGCGTGGGTCGAGGAAGCGCAGTCACTGCGCCAGCATTCTTTCGACGTACTTTATCCTACAATTCGTAAAGAGGGATCGGAACTGTGGTTCAGCTGGAACCCACGGTATGCAGAAGACCCTGTAGACAAGTTTTTTAGGGAAAATCAAAACGACCCTGACGTCATATGCATCACTGCCAACTGGAGCGAGAATCCGTGGATAGAAAAGGTGCTTCTCAAAGACAAGGACAGAGATTTTAAGAACGATCCCATCTCAGCAATGCACATCTGGGAAGGCGACTATGTTCAGGTCACGTCTGGGGCATACTACGCCAGGGACATCGTGGCAGCGTATCAGGATAAGAGAATTATCAAACTGAACCATGATCCTGCAGCAAACGTGTACGCAGCCTTCGACCTGGGGATCGGAGATGCCACTGCAGTGTGGACATACCAGATAATTGGTCCAGAGTGGCACTGGCTCAGCTACTACGAGGACACTGATGTGCCTCTGTCACACTTCATAAGCTACCTCAGAAACCTCAAATACACCATCGACACTGTCATCTTACCCCATGATGCAGAGGCAAGAGAGTTGCAGACGGGTAAAAACAGGGTGCAGTTCTTCAACGAACGCAACTTCAATACTATCGTCGTGCCGAAATCAAACGTGGGGGATGGAATAGAAGCAGTGCGACAAATTCTGCCTAACTCGTGGTGGGATCAGGCTAACACAGCTAATGGGATCCATATGTTAAGATCCTATAGAACCGACTATAAGGAAAATCTACGTACGTTTGCTCCACTTCCGTTACATGATTTTGCATCACATGGAGCAGACGCGTTTAGGACTGCAGTCATGGGAGCACCATTGGTGAGCTATAAGCGAAGCGACTGGTCCAAGCCTTACCTCAGACATCTGCACGTGGTGCCTTAGCATGTCATTCTCGAGAAAATCAGCAGCGTCACGGACAGCTAAAAAGCTAAAGCCCATGACTGAGGAAGAGATCCAGGATACACTGGCACTGGAGGCCTTCGACGCTGCAGACTTCATCGATGGTCAGTTGTCTAACATTCGCATCACGGCTGATAAGTACTACCAAGGCGAGACTAAGTTGCAAGCGCCAGCTGGACGCTCCAGCATCATCATTACTAAGGTGCGCGACACAGTCAAGTCAGTGATACCTAACGTGGCTAGAATGTTCACGCAGTCTGATTTGGTGGCAGAGTTCTCATCAGAAAATGAGGAAGATGACAAGATCACTAAGGATCAGACTGTCTTCGTGAACAGCATCTACAACAAGTTCGGCGGGTACAAAGCGCTCATAGAAGGGTCCACGGATGCCCTCAAGGCGCGCATTGGAGTGGTCAAGGTCAGCTTAGAAGAACGCGTGGTGTCAGCGCCCATGCCGCCTAAGTTCGTCACTGCAGAGGAGCTGCAAAGCCTCGTGCAGGCTCACAAAGATAACTCCATGCAGCCTAAGGTGACGGAGCAATCTGAAGCCATCCCACAGCCTGATGGGTCAGTGCTCTATCAGGTGATCCTCACGCACTACTCTATACGCAACATCTGGCACCTGGACTGCGTGCCGCCGGAGAGCTTCCTGGTCAACTCATCTGCTACGTCAGCAGACGACGCCAGACTCATCGGGACGAGGCAAAACTTACGGGTCTACGAGGCAGTAGCCATGGGGCTACCTTACGACAAGCTGCTGGAGATCGGCATCGGCAGTGTCGACGACACCAGTCAGATGCAGACTGAGAAGCAACAGCGTCAGACTTACTACACTAACATGCCAGAGAGTGGTGAAAACAACCCACTGGACAAGACTGCAGGCCTCATGCTCATTGGCGAGTTCTGGATGCAGATAGACGCAAACGGGGACGGTGTAGCCGAGCTGCGTCACTTCATTACAGCTGGGAGCAACTACAAAATAGTCGTGGACGAGCCTGCTAGCTTCTGCCCACTGGCTATCTTCAAGGTGGACCTGCAGCCCCACGTCATGTTCCCAATATCCTTGGCAGAAGACATCATGCAAGACCAGGATAGCTCTACTGCACTAGTGAGGAGCATCCTAGATAATACGGCGCTGGTCAACTCGCCGCGCACTGAAGTCAATGAGTCCCAGGTCAATCTAGAAGACGCTAAGAACAATGAAATTGGAGCCATCGTGCGAGTCAAGCAGATGGGACAGATACAGGAGCTCTCTACTCCATTCGTGGCAGGGCAGACGCTGCCTGTGCTGCAATACCTTGATGACGTGACTGAGAAGCGCAGTGGTGTCAGCAAGATGAGCCAGGGCATTGACAGCAACGCGCTGCAGTCTACAAGCCGTGTGGCAGCTAATGCAATCGTGCAAGGGTCTGATGCTCGCCTGGAGATGATGGCGCGCAACCTTGGTGAGACAGGCATCAGCTCTATGTTCCTTGCCATCCTCAGGACTGCTATGACCAGGCTCAAGGGCCACCAGTCGGTCAAGACAGGCAACGACTACACTGAGGTGCAACCCGACACATGGCACGATCAAGTCAACGTGGTGGTCAACGTTGGGTTGGGCAATGGTCGCATAGATGAGAAGATGGCAGTGTTGCAAGGCATCATCGGACCACAGCAAGCTTTCGTGGACAAGCTTGGCTTTGCTAATCCCATATGCGGGTGGGAGAACTTGCGCAACACCTACAAGCAACTCCTCCGCCTTGGGGGTATAAAGACGATCACAGACTACTTCCCACCAGTCACGCCTGACATCCTCCAGAAACTGGATCAACAGATGCAGCAGGCACAGCAACAAGCTGCTCAGTCGCAACAGCCACCCGTCCCAGATGTCAAAGGCGCGGCGCAAATCAAGGCGCAGGCTGATATGCAGATCAATCAAGCTAAACTACAACAGGAGTTTGCTCTTAGGTCCAAGGAGAATGAGCAACAAGGTCAGATTGATGTGGCCAAGCTTAAGGTGCAGCAGCAAGGCGAGCAACAGCGCCTTACTGTTCAGGCACGGTCCGACATGCAGCGTGCTCTGATGGAGGACGACAGGCTACGTGATAAACAAGAGCAGGACTACGCAGTAGCTGCTCAGAAAGTGGCGATGGATGATGCGACTAAGCGGGCTGTGGCTGCTGAAGTTAACAAGACGCGCACAGCGGCGACGGAGACTGTACAGTAATGGACGATTTAGCTTTTAGACGACGTGAGATGCTCAAGAATCTGCTTGACGATCCATTGTTCAAAGAAGCTATTGATGATGTTAGCACTGACCTCATGTCTGCCATACGTTCCACTGGGATGCAGCAGTCTGATTTGAGGGAGAACTACTACTTTGAGTTCCTGGCGTTGGAACGCATCGTCGGCAAGCTAAACGCCTATGCGGGTGAGGTGGTTTTTGTAAGAGCAGCAAGAGAGAAGGAAAGACAGCGTGGCTGAAGGCATCAACACCAACGACAACACTGACAATTCAGATAGTCAAGCAGTGCTTGATCTGATTATGGAAAAGGCTCTGCCTGCTTCAAACAGCAGTGCCGGTAAGGTATCTACACCACCCAGTGAAGCACAGACCACGACAGATGACGTGGAAGAGGTGGCAGAGGAAGAAGTTGTTGCCAAAGAGGAAGAAGTCAAGGAAGAAAGTGCAGATCTAGAAAACCTTGACGAGTACGTGGTCGACGTCACTGTCGACGGAAAAGTTCAAGAAGTTGCTCTCAAAGACCTTAAAAAGGCCTACAGCGGCAATAAATATATTGAAAGCAACATTCAGAAAGCAGTGGAGTCTCGCAAGGCTGCAGATGAACAAGCTAGGCAGTTGTTTGATGTTAACAGCCAGACTCTTGAGCGGCTTAAGATATTAGACAGCGTCATTGAAAATAATACCCCCAAGGTTGACTGGGCTAAACTCAAAGCTGAGGACCCTGGTGAGTACCTTCTTAAGCGCGAGGAAATGCGCGAACTACAAGACAAACAAATTAGAGTGCGAGCAGAAGTCGAAAGATTGAACGCAGAGCAGGCTGACATACAAGCCCACGCTCAACGTCAGTATCTTGAAGGCCAAGCTGCTGAACTCGTGAAGAGCCTTCCAGCTCTAGGCGATCCCAAACAAGCTCCAGTGCTTATGGGTAGCATGACTGAGGCAGCTGTGCAGTATTATGGCTACACAAAGGACGAGGTTGACGCTATTGTCGACAAGCGTGCTATGTTGTTGCTCCATGATGCTATGCAGTATAGAAAAGGTTTAGCTGATAAGGCTACCCCGAAAGTTGACGCAACTGCCGATCCCGAGACTCGGAAGGTATTGATTCGTCCTGTCGGTTCACAAGGAGCTCAACAGAGTGCTCAACGTAAGTTGGACCTCTCCATTATAAACCGCGCTCGTGCCAGCGGTAAGCCCGATGATGTCGCTGCTACCCTGCTAGTGCGCAGAAAAGGATAGAAAATGTTCACTACACTTCGTTTTGGCATCGGGGCGGCAAACTATATGCCCCTCGACACCTATAGCTCTATCACCATTCGCGAAGATCTTGCGGATGCTGAGAACTTGATTACCCCTACCGAAACGCCATTCATGTCTACAATTGCCGGCAAAGGTCCAGCTGCTACTAAGCAGTATGTGGAATGGCCCTTGCTTGCTCTGCAGCCTGTGGATAGCACTAACCGAGTTATTGAAGGATTGCCAAATCCTCCAGTTGATAACTCCGACGTTGCTGCCAGGCGCGGCAATTACACTCAGATCTCTGATAAAGTGGTCTCTGTGTCTGACACCTCTCAGCAAGTAGACGGCGCTGCTAACATCGAAAAGATCTCCAAGCAGATTGCTTATAAGCTGAAGGAACTGAAGCGCGATAAAGAAACCATGATCACTGGTGTAGCTCTTGGTGTTGCTGGTGCCTCTGGCGCTACTGCTCGTTCAGCTGCTGGTCTTCAGTCATGGATCATGACTAACTACTCTGCAGGTGCTGGTGCAGGTGCTCCTCCTGCTCTTAGTTCTGCTGCCGGGTCTAAATACCCAGCAACAGCTCCAGTGGCAGGAACGCCTCGTGCACTCTCTGAGGATTTGCTCAACACAGCAATCCAAGGTTGCTGGGTACAGGGTGGAACACCTCGCTACGTGCTTTGCTCACCTATCAACAAGCGTCTTATATCTAAGACGTTCACAGGTAGTGCTGCTACTGGCAAGTTCCAGATGCAGGAAGATAAGAAGATCATCACAGCAGTCAACTTCTACGAAAGTGATTTCGGCGTAGTGCAGATTGTTCCTGATCGCTTTACTCCAGGCAATGCAGTGTTCGTTCTTGATCCTGACTATGTTGACATGGTTGATCTGCAGCCTACTCGCCAGCTCGAACTGGCTCGTACCGGCCACGCAGAGAACCGCCTCATTCAGTCGGAATACACACTCAAAGTTGGCAACGAAGCGGCTCACGCTTGTATCGCTGACACTCAAGGTTGACGTCCAAACTCCCTGGACACACTAGGGCGGGAGAAATCCCGCCCACTTTTGAAAGGACTTACTAAATGCGAGTTGAACTTATTTCCACGTGCTTTATCGGTTTCCCTGACGGTGATGCGCATATCATGCCCGTAAGATCTGTTGTAGAAGTGCCTGAAGCGCAAGCTCTCCATCTTATCGAGATTAAGATGGTCAAGATGGTGAAGTCTGACACACCGTTGACAGCAAAGCCACAGGCTTTAGCGCGCACTAATATGGGCCTTGTCAGTGGCGAAGCAGTTGAAGCTGTAGCTCATGCTTTCATGGAAGCTGTCACTAAATCTAAGAAAGAGAAGTCGGAAAAGAACCATGCGTAGTATCAAGGAAATAGTAGAGGGCACGACCATCACGACGCATTATCAAGCGCCTGATGAGGTCATTGATCCTCTGCTCCTTGAGATCCACGAGAACAAGGCTGAGAACCCCAACGGATTCTCGCCTAGCAAGAATTATCGCTTTCTTGGCACCATTCCTATGATCGCCATAGAGGACGTGCTCACTAAAGAGGGCATCAATATGATGGGGCATCGTCCTCATGAAATTAAGCGAGCCAAGCAGTGGCTCAATGATAACTACAAATTCAAAGGCGTTGATAAAAGGATTTTATCGTGATGAATGACGCGTCGACACTACCGAACTTTAACCCATCAAATAGTCCTGACGTAGCTGAGATTAAGAGGATGACTGAAGACATTCTTAAGTATCTCAGAGAGCACGTCACTGACAACAGATGCAGGTCCATAGCAATCACTAACTATGAACAAGCAGCTATGTGGGCTGTTAAGGCAAACTTTACGTAGGAGACTACCATGGCAAAGAACCCAATGCCGCCAGAAGATACAGCAGCTCATGAGGCAGATCCTCGTGATCCTGCAGAAGACTCATCAGAAGGAACAGGTGGCTCTGATCGCATCCGCAATAGAAAGCCGATCAATAAATGACGCCGCTGTATGCAACGTACGCTGACTGGCTGGCTGGTCTTAAAAACTGGCTCGGGACTGACGAACAGCCCGACCCTGACACAGCTTTGTTTTTGTATCTTGCACAACAGCGACTGAATCGTGAACTTCAATCTGTCTATATGGAAGCTGAAGCCAACATCACAGTGACTGCTCCCATGGCAGGCCTGCCTATCCCATTGAGCACTAGCATCCCTGACTTTAACAAAATTCGCTTGGTGACGCCGAACACATATGGGTTCCCATTGTACAGCTCATCTATCAGTGAGATCACTGCTGTACAAGCTGCCTACGCTATGGGCAACTCATTCATCCCATCAAGCGTTGCTCCTGGCTTCTACTGCATTGATCGAATGGAGTTGATCACGTTCCCTAACCCGTCGGAAGGGCAGATCATCAACGTAAAGTACTACGCAGAGGTACCATTCATAAGTACTACTGTAGATACTAACATCTTTACAGACAGGCACAGCGACATTCTTCTATTTGCATCACTCTTGGAAGGTTCAGCCTTTATTGTGGAAGATGAACGTGTCCCACTGTGGAATGAAAAGTATGTGAATGGAGTTGAGAGCTCCAACAATACTGGAAAGCATCAAAAACTTGGTTCAACACCTCTCGTGAGGCAGATTAGAGGACTACCATAATGAGAAATGACTTATCATCTGCACATGCAGCTCCAGTGACGCCGCATGATACAGCTTCTCAAGGCGGTGACTCGCTATACGTTGGAGGTGCTGGTGACGTGACTATCGTGACTGAAGGTGGTGAGACTGTCACCTTTGCAGCTCTACCCGTTGGTAGGATCATCGAATGCAGATTTGCTAAGGTCATGGCGACAGGCACAACTGCCACACTGTTGGTCAGAACGGGCAATGTGCCATTTAAACCTACAGCAACTGTCGATCCCGCTGTTTCAGGCTTGACTACGACTGGCTCAACGCTAACCACGACTAACGGCACATGGATAGGGCAGCCTACAATCACGTTCACTCGTCAGTGGTACTACATCCTTGCAGCTGCTGCTCCTGTTGCGCTTGCAGGTGCGACGGGTCTTACTTACGTGATAGCAGCACCTGCTACTACAGCAGGCACTAAGATTTACTGCGAGATCACAGCTACTGGTCCTCTTGGCAAGACTGTTGTTAACTCTAATCAGATCACGGTGACATAATGAACAATGACTACACGACTAGCCACTGTGCAGCTATTGTGCCTAGCGATACTGCAGGCCAAAGCGGTACTAGACTTTATGCCGGTGGTGCTGGCCTGATTGTATTAGACATGGAAGGTGGAGAAACTGATGTGCAATTCACGTCAGTACCAGCCGGAACTGTTCTATCGCTTAGGTTCGTTAGAGTCAAGGCAGCTACAACTGCTGCTAATCTTAAGCGATTCTGGGGCTGACATGACATGGGCACAACCCTAACACTTCACTACAATTGGCTAAAACCCAATGAGTTCGAAGAGATTGATATTTGGGGTGGTGAGCTCAATCAGAACTTCGACGGCATAGACACGACTGTGTGGAATGTCTCTAATGCAGCAGCCGCTGCTGATGCCAAGGCTGTAGCTGCGCAATCTACTGCTAATGCAGCTCTAGCTAGAGCGGGCGGCACGATGACGGGCCCCATTGTGCTTGCTGCTGACGGCTCTGCTGCGTTGAACCCAGTGTCATACCAGCAGATGAACTCTGCGTTGCTTACCAAACAACAGCACGACACTACTTTAGATGCGATTGCTGCACTATCTACTGCGGCTAATCAGATGATACTAGCAACGGGCCTTGACACCTTTTCTATGGTGGCAGCAACAGCTTCAGGCCGTGCTCTACTTGGGGCAGCCAGCTCGTATGAACAACGAGTAGCGCTGGACGTTGACCAGTCGGGCATTATTCCGCACAATGTCTCTACTGCAGCAACGCATAATATCGTCCCCGGTGATGTTGGGCATATGGTTTCTAACAATGCTTCGACAATGACAGTGATCTTTCAAGACAACCTTGCAACGCCTATTCAAGATGGCGCGCGTATTGACTTCTTCGTGTGGGCTGGTGCGATTACGTTTACCACTGCTGCTGCAAACTCCCAAATATACGCTGCTGACAATGTGTACACCATGACGAAGTCATGGGCTGGTGCTACTGCGTATCATCTTGGCGGCGGCGTATGGATTATTATGGGGAACCTAGGGTAATGGCCACAACACTTACTTTACATTACAACTGGCTTAAACCCAACGAGTTCGAGGAAATCGACATCTGGGGCGGCGAACTTAACCAGAACTTCGATGCTATCGATGCGCAGGTCTTTGCCAACCAGACTGCTGCTGCCAGTGCTCTATCTGCTGCCAACTCCGCTAGTTCCATAGCATCAGCTGCGCTGGCTAGGTCCGGTGGTACTATGACAGGGCCAATAGTCCTCAACGCCGACGGTGCTGCGCCACTCAATCCTGCGTCCTTTGGCCAGATGAATACTGCCTTGGCATTAAAAGGCAATCTGTCGGGCAACAACATATGGACCACTACCAATGAAATATGGGTGACGACTGCTGCCGGCGGTGGTCCTTACATAGATCATATTTGGCGCCCTGCTGCTCCTGCTAACTCAGGCGTTGCTTCAGTACGGCGCGAACTTGCGCGCAACACTACTAACAACGCCGACGTCGTGTTTTCTCAAGAGGTGACGATCACGCAAGATGTGACGCCTGGGTCTGAAAGTGCTGTTGTGCAGTTCATGACGATTCGAGGAGGTGCTGTCGATACGCGTATGAGCTTAGGCCGTGGTCTGTTTATGAAAAACAACACGACTGATCCAGGTGACGGCAATGTCGCTGCTACATCATTCGTCGAGAACGGCACTGCTCTTGCGAGTAAGTATGCCGCATTGCGCTATCAACCTAATGTGTGGGAGGGAGCAGCCAGTTACACTTTCATACCTGCTGATGCTGGCAAAGTAATCATCAATGGCTCAAATGCTGCTGCTACATTTTTGGTAGACGGTGCTCAGGCGTGGGCAGGATCAGAACGGTTTGAAATCTTCAATTGGGGAACAGGGACAACAACGATAGGTGTAGCTGGGGGAGCAGCAGTACAGAGTAAAGGTAATAAACTTTCAATCCCAGCGATGGGCGCTGCTACTCTCTATTGCATCAACGCGACTAACTGGTTCTTGGCGGGTGACCTCACATGACAAGGCCCTGGATGGGATCTATAGCAGCTGTGGGTAGTAAGCCGACTGTATTAGCTTACATGGCCAGTGGGCTGAGCGGCGTTAATCCTGCTGCTACGATCAACTTTGGTGCACAGAACATTGGCGTAGCAGCTACTAATCGACTTGTCATTGCTATCATCCAGCATGTGGACTCTAACGACCGCACATTCTCATCTTGCTCTATCGGAGGCGTAGCTGCTACGACGCTCATTTATCAAGTTGCTGGTAATGGATTTAGAGGTATTGCGATATGCAGCAGAGTGGTGCCTACAGGAACTACTGCGGCTATATCAGCTAGCTTTACGTCAGGTGTAAATCAAGCGGGCTTCGCAGTCTACACAGTCAATCAAGATGAATTAAAGAGTATACTTCTTAGAGATGTGAAAGGTAACAGCGCGCCCGCTACACCATTAGCTCTAAACTTCTCTGATCCCACAGCGTCGTTGATAGGAGGCATATGCCAGAGTAACGCTACTGCCCCTACTTACGTCGGTTGGACACGAAACTCTAATTTGCTTCCGACATCAGGCGCTACCAGATTTACGACTGGTAGCAATGGCGTTCCAACCAACGCAGCTCATGACATCTCTGCCACAAATGGTTCAGGTTTCATGGCAGCAGCAGTGTTTGGAGTAAACTGATGCCCATGACGCTAGGCATGTTGACAGGCGGCGGCGGCAAGCTAATCTCAGATCCTGCTATTACATATCATGGCTTCGTCGGAAGTGCTGCAGGAACCGTATCTGATCAGACGTATTTAGCTGTTCCTATCGGGCCGCCTGCTCCTGATCGCGTCATCCATCTTTGTATTCAAACTATTGCTGGAACTAACGCGACCGTTGACAACGCTTACTTCAATGGCTGGGCTCCTCTGTCTCGCCAAGGACTGTTCGGTGTCTTTGGTTTTCCATATACTGTTTTGACGGCTCCGTGGCCCGATGGGGAAACCGTTGATATTCGCATCATAACGGATCCCCGGGGCGGGACTATTACAAAAAGAGATTTCCTTGTTCACTCACTTTACGGCATGAGCAGGCACACTGCTTACGGAATCACAAATGGCAGCGCTTATGGGTCAACCACTATCCAAGCCAAAGGCGGACTGTGGTGCGAGGCACTAGGCTCGACTAATGCGAACGTCAGTTGGAGCGGCACACTTCCACCAACACCGCAGACATACACTAACGTGACTTCACCTAATGGGCAGAAAGTTACAGGTTGCGGAAACGTCTTCGCTGCTAGAAGCACTGGCACGATGGTTCCTGGAGGCACTAATGTTATGTCAATGCGAACGCTCTTGTCGCCAAAGAAGCCACAGACTTCTACTTATATCCCCGAGGTGGGCAACTACAACCAGCCGTATTCGGTCGCTCCTGCTGTCACACTAGTCTACGACAATATCGCTATTCCATCTCCTCCTGCCGCTGATCGCTTTGTTGTCATGGGGATCGCCATAGGCGCTGCTGGTGCAGCGCGGTCCATCTCCTCTGTGACTATAGGCGGTGTAGCAGCAACGTTGTTGCATGCTACACCCGCTGGACTAACTATGGTAGCTTTCTGGGGGGCTACTGTTCCAAATGGAACGGTTGCACAAATCGTTGTAGTTGCCGATCGGGCCGTCGACAACGCGATGATTATCTGGTCGATGAAAGGCAGCGGAGCTAACACACCAGCGGGCAGCAATAGTGTTTACAATAATACAAGCAACGCGACCAGCACTATGTCGATGAACGTGCCTGAAAATGGGTCTATCTTTTTCGGCTATGTTGGGTCGGGCAGTCCTTATGGTTATCTTACTGGTGTTGGAGGTTGTGTTTTAATCAATTTGGTCAGTCCTATCGACTCGACTAGGTGGATTATGTTCGGGTGCCTATACGGCGCGCCTGCAAACGCAGCTTACACGCTCGCTTGGAATGGGCAATTGGCCTCGACCGCTAGA